GAACGTCGGCTTCAAAGTTGTAGCCGCGTTGTAGAATACTCCATTTAATACACCTATGATAGGCGCATCGGTCGTTTGACCGTCAACAATATAACCAGCACTAGAAGCTACCGCACCACCGTTGTAGATCGTTGTAGCATAACCAGCATCAATTTTGTACTTACCTAAGCCTTGCGTAGCCGGAGTTTGTCCGAGCATACCCGCAGCAATAAGTCCAAAACCTTGTCCGTTTCTATTTGCCATAGTTGTTTCTCCTTGTGTATTTGTTCTTCAACGAACAAATACGATTGTTAAATCGATGATAGGGATTAACCCGAGAATTGTTAAAAAATTAACTTTTCTTTGTACCACCGAAGGTTACACGAGACTGTCTATCAATATTGATAGGCATCCTCTGATCCTGCTCCTTCATAAGATCATTATTTACAGCATCGCTTCGTTCTTTATGACGATTAGTCATATACTCGTCACGTTGCTTAACGATCTCGATCGGTACCTTCGCAAGAAGAAGGCCGCCAACCCCAATCACTCCCTTGTATTTCCCGTCTTCGAGAACTGGATAGTCACCTGCATTTTCGACTTCTTCGGCACGAACCAATTCATAACCTTCTCTTAATCGTCCAGTTATGTTTTTCGTATCTTGGAAACCGGCTACCTCGGCTCTTATCCATCTGTACCTGAATCCATCAGGCGCAGGGGGTGCATCTAGAGATGATGGTGGAACCCACACTTTAGGTCTTTCAGACTTTGTACGTGTTGAGTTCGCACGAGAAGTTTTTTGTTTATCTTTTTCCATACGCTTATACCTCCTTCGTGATTTTTAATTGTTTTGCGTACTCTTCGAGTGGCACACCTAATTTTTTAGCAATTGCTACCTGTGACGATGTGAGCTTCACAGTTTTTGTGCCCGGCCTAACTACTCGTCTAGCCGAAGCTACAGTTTGCGTCGGTCTAGCCGACGTATTACCGTCTTTTATATCAAACTTATTTGGAAATTCAAGTCTTATTCTCTTATCAACTTCCGCATAATATTCGTCTGATTTCGGGTCAAAACCTTCCTTATCCACTAGATCTTTATGTATTTCAAAAGCTGTAAACGTCATTGGTCTGTTTTGTCCAAACCAAGTATTTCTTGCAGCCCACTCTTCCGCTCTAGGGTCAGGGTTAGGTAATTCCGATGGAGTTTCCTTTGGAAGATCAACAGCATCTTCTAGTTTTGCTGGTCTTTCTTCTGCAGGTTTAGTCTCCTTCATTACATTTAGTCTTGCTTCATCAATAGATAACGCAGCTATTCTCTTTTGAGCATTAACTTGTGCAGTAGCATCACCAGATTCTATCGCTGACGATAGTTCTTTTTGCGCTGACTCCATTCCGTCTTTTACTCTTTTTTCAAATTGAGTTACGTAATCTTTATTGACTTGACCAAATCTAGAGTCCAAAGTTTTTCTTTTGCTTTCAACTGCTTTTGCATAATCTAAAGCGGCCTTCTCTCTCCGCTCTGCTTCACGCATTTTACGAGTTAATTTAGCAATCCTTGCTTGAACTCCTTTACTATAGTCTTCTAATTTTTCTTCGTCCTTTTTTACTTCAGATCCTTCTTTTAATTCTTCTCTAGGTTCTTCTTTTACTTCTTCTTGTTTCGTTTCTACTTTTTCTACTTCTTCTTGTTTCGGCGCTTCGGTTTCTACAACCGACTCGTCTTTTTTTTCTTCAACATTGATTTCAGCGCCTGGGCCTGATGTATCAATATCAACTGTTTTTTGCTCTTCAGTTGGCATAGTTTCCTCCTATGATGTTAATATTCATGCAAGATATCCTCCGGATTCTTGATGGTTGCTAAAACTTCGTCGTCGTTTAGCAGACGTATTTCCCCACCTTCAATTTTTATTCTTGATCCAGCATAACGGGCAAACATTACCCATTCCCCTTCCTTGCACCAAGGACCTTTAGGATATCTATCCTTGTCCTTGTAACAATCTGGACCCATTCTTAAAACTAAACCACATTGCGACGCAACTTGTTGTCTCTCTAAGGCTGTCTCAGCAAGTATTAACCCGCCTTTAGTTTTCTCTTTCATTTTGAAAGGCAAAACTAACATCCTCCAACCAGTTGGTTGTGGTAGTTTGTTTGAATCTTCTTTTGAGAAATCTTTTTCTTTTTTGACTCCTACCAATTCTTTATTTGGTAGTTTTATCGTTGATGTCGATGACTGTTCCATGTTGCTCCTTATCTTCTAGCAGGTTAGAGAGTTCCTGTTTAGTTGCCTCTAGGGCTGTTATCTGTCCTACTATATAGTTATATTTTTCCATATTGTCAATGCCGCCGGACGTAAGGGCTGCTGACAACTCTTCATTTCTTCTAGATATGTATTTTAAAAGTTTATTAATTACTGTTTCTAATTGCATTTAACATTTCCATCTTCTCCGTGCCTGTCTTATTCGAGAATTTGGATCGTTACGCGTTTTTGCAGATGACCTTTTTAATTGTCCTAATGATCTAGCGCAGTATGATTTTCTGCGATTTGCAGCTTTTGACCCCTTCTTCACTTTTCCAGTCACGGCTGTTTTTAACTTACTTCCAGGATTTGCTCTTCTATAGGCAGCGACACCTGCTCTTGTCATGCCCGCGCCCGACTTAGTCGAACGATAGTTTTTCTTATTCCTAGAGATCGGATTCTCTCTTCTTCTCATTATGCTTTTTTAGCTGTTTTTGCTGATTCTCTAAACGCTTTAGCTGTAGGTGCACCTTTAGATCCTGGTTTTCTAGGTTTACCACCACGTTTTCTTTTCATCATGATGTTGTAGTACAAACCTTTTTTAGCTTTACGTCCACTTTTAGTTGTATGATATTTACTTGCCATTTTTCTCCTTCCCACATAAGCATCTTTTGCCTAGTGTTTTTTCTATTAAGTTTTTAAAAAAAATTTTAATTTTTTTCATTATACTTTTTTCTTTTTCTTCTTTTTCTTTTTTAAAAGCGCAAAATCTTTTCCAGATATTTTGCCATCTTTATTAGCATCAAGTTTAACTTGACCGCCTTTTAAAAAGCCTGGTTTTCTAACTTGTGTGTTAAATCTTCTATTAGCCATTATTTTTTTCCTCCGTTTCTAAATACTTGTGTACCCTTTATACCAAAAATCGACGCAACTACAAGTATCCAAAGGTTTGTGAACCAAGATGGTAGAGATTGAAAGTATTCAAAGAATAATTTAACCTTTTCCATAGCTGCCGGATCGTCTGACATTACTGCCCACATTAACACAATGATAGGCGCCGAAATTATAACAAGTACAAATTCGTCCTTATAGTCGTTTTGCCTAGCTTCTAGTAATTTACCCTGGTAAGCCTCTTCACCTCGAGCCATTTTTTCGGCATGCATAAGTTGGGCGTCAGACATAGCCATTTTCGTCTTTTGACGGTTGGCATATATCTTACTTCCAGCCTGCAAAGCAATTTTCGCTAAACCGAACCAAGCCATATTAGTACCAAGTAGCTTCTTTTTTCTTTTCAGCTAACATTCTCTTAGTTCCTTTAACTTTTTCCTTGTCTCCTGTAGGAATATAGTTAAAAGCGCCATCAGCTGTTGTTTTAGATCTAGGATCTACCTCAACATTCTGTTCTGGAATCTTAACTTCTTTTGATTTTTTATATTTCATCATATTTTTGTTCCTTTTATTAATCTTCAAGGTTAATTGCAGTTATACCTTGATTTCCACTCTTTGCAAGGCTTACTCCTGCTCTTAATTTAGCTAATTTTTCGTTTTGATCGAGTTTATCTTCAGTTAATTGTCTTGCTTGAAGTAATTTTGCTCTATCAAGGTCCATTTTTTGCTCTCCTTCGTCTTTTTTTCGTTCATTTTCCATTGCACGAAGGTCAACCTCTCTAGATTTTAGTTTTAAAAGTGGGTCAGCGTCAAATTGTGATGTAATTTTCTTCTCTTCTTCCATAAAATCACCCATAAGCTCGGAAATTAACACTGCTTTTCTTGCTTCCATGTCCATAGATATCTTTTGTAGCTGTCCTTGTACCTGTGGATTCTGTTGTGCCATCTGTTGCATCTGTGGAAGTTGTTTAATTGTGTCTGCAAACTCTAATTCTATCTGTTCTTGGGCCATTAAACTAATATGCTCTAAACAATTTTTTTCTATTGCAGCCATAACCGGTGGATTATTTCTCACCATGTTGGTTGCCATGAAATTTAAGTGAGCAGTCATGTGTGCTCTGTGATCTTGTCCTCTAAAAGCTTGAAAAGGTTTGCCTGCAAGTGCATCAATGTGTTCTAACGCTGGATCTTTTGGTGCAACAGGTGCTGGCGGTGGTAAAATTTTATCAATATCTTTTATACCAAGTGCTTCGTACATTTTTCTGTACGCATTGTACAGATTATGAATTTTAGGGTTTGATGTTGCAAGTTGTAGTTCTGTTTGTGCAATTGTAATTCTTTGCGACATAGAAAAAATGTTTGGATCTGCTACAGGTAGAATATCTACTCTGTCATCAAAATCCATTTGCTTAACTTCTCTTCTGCCACCCACTACATCAAAAGGATAAACTGGTGGTAGATATGTTTTAAATAATTCTGCTAATAATCTAAATTCTGATCTCATTGACGTGTACAGTCTTTTGTGTATTGCAGACATAACACGTGAGCCTCTTTCAAGAAGTGCAACTGTAGTTCCAACTGCAGCAGCTTGATTACCGTCTCCAACTTGCATGTCGGCTATAGCAGCAAATCTTTGTCCTGCTTGAACTACAATACCCATCAACTGTAATAATGTTGGTGATGGTTCTTTGTAAGGTAGCATCATAAATGAATCTCTAATATTACCACCTGGTGCATCTACATCTTTAAATTCACCTGGTTGTATTGGTGATGCTTCGTCTCTAACTCTTACACCTCTTTGTTTAAATCCTGCTGGCAAGTTTGATAATGTGCCTGCATCCAACAATTGACGGAGAGCAACGGTTGCAGTTCTGCTCAATCCGCCAATCATATGGATCAATCCAAATCCGTAGAATCCTAGTCCTGGCAGAAATTTAAAGTGGACAAAATATGGTATTCTAGCTTTTCTTGGATCGTCAGGATTAAAGTTCCTTCTAATAGAAAGAACTTTTCGCGAACCTTCATCTACAGTTACAATGTATGGGAGCTTGATCCCTGTAGGTTCTCCGTTCGCGTCCTTATCTTCGAAACCTTCTAAATCTAAATTAACATGGCATTCTAACAAAGTGTAAACTGTTTCTGGTCTGCCTGTTTTTTTAGTACCTTCTAATTCTCTCTCTTTTGATTCAACTTCATCTTTAATTATAGATGGTGAGTTTAATTCTACATCAGAATAAAAACCACCTACTTGTTGTTTTCTTAAATCGTTTTCTGACATTTTTAAAACATGCATAATTGCTTCTGCATCTTCTAACGATGTAGCAGAATAAGGCACAACTAAATCATCTGCAGGAACAAATTTAGAAACAGCTCTACCTAATAAATCATCGTAGTAAACTTTTTTAAATGTAGATCCTGCAAGAGGTAAATGAAATAACATTTGATCAAACTCTGGTTCGTACTCTGACATCTTCTCCATAAGTTCGTAG